TCTGATCTTCAGAAGCGCTCCTAAAAGAAGTGCCAAAATTAGATAATGAATAATCGCTGCCACGTTTTACTCGAGCAGCTCCAAAATCAGACCAAGGTCCAATTTTTGAAAATTTAATACTGGCAATTTGTGCTTTCTTAAGAGCACTTAAAGGAGCTCCACGCTTCCTCTTTTTATATCCATCAGGATCAGTTTTAAGATTTCGCCAACTAATAGGATCAGATTCCATTTTAACGTAATTTGCTCAAATAATTAAATAATGATTTCATCTTCACCAACAACAGCAAATGGAAAAAATCTTACTTCCGTAATCCTACGCATCAATTGCCCCAAATCTTCATCAGTACGGGAAGCCCATGTTTCACGAGGACTCTTAGGACTAGTAATATAAAGCCGTTTAGCAACAAACTGACAACTACCTCCTTTAACCTGCAACTGTAAAGGATAACGGTCCATTAGTCTAAGTAACTGGCTAAATTTACACATGTCACATCGATAGTCATCTATTATAACATCTTCGTGCCTGTCATAGCCATCCCACCATCCTGTACTTGGATCCTTCCAGTACGCATCAGGAGCTTCAAGCATTGCAGTTCGGCTCTTGCCGCAGCCAGTGGGTCCGTGAAACCAGTACACTTTAGTGACGAAATTTCTTCTGGGCTCAAACAAGGCCACTGCGGCCAAAATTCCTCGATTGTATCGGATAAAGCTTCCGGCGTCAGATTCAAATACGTCCCTGGGTCTAGCACCACCCTTGATAAGGCTGCCAACGTCTTCGAGATCTGAACGCCGTCCTGGCACACCTGCTCCCATTGGAATCTCGCCTCTCTCGATAAATCCAAAACCTGCTTCGGCGTCACGCGTCTCTTCTTTCGAACAATACGCTCGACACTGCTCAGCAGTTCCTCGCATGGGTTCCACGTGCCATCCATCGACGATTCTTCTGACAGCGGTAAAGGCTCTGGGATTTCTAAAGGACACAAATCCTTGCAGATGAGGTGTACCTCGTTCTCCTCGTTCTGGCTGATAGCAGATGTAGGCACACTCCAATCCATCGAGAATGGCCCGATTGGCATCGGTGTAATTGTTGATGGTAAAGACATAATGACGATGCTTCGAAATTTTTTAGGAGGTTGGTTTTTGGATTAAATTGTGAAAAAAAATGAGCGCGCGGCGCTAAAAACGGGTTTTTTTTCTATGTTCAGGCGTTCAGGCATGTTCATCTACGTCCGGTGCTTCGCACCGGTATAGATAAACACCTATATCATGTTCCATACTTCGGGCTGGAACAGGAACAAGGTGAGGGGGTAATACTATACCCCTCACCTTGTTCCACTTTACATATGACTATATGCACCTCTACAGATAGGGCATATATGTACACCATTTGTATAATACATTTTATTAAAACATGACAAATGCAATGGGTGGCCATGATCACAAGCTTGATAAGAACCACCGCGAGGAAATACGTCAATACAAAGTGGACAGACGTCCTTCAAACTGTTTTTTAAAACGTCTTGACATTTAATAGTATCCTCTTGGCGTAAACGTTCCAATTCTGCCTCAACAGCAGCTAATGCTAATCGCTCATTTTCTCGCTCATCATGTTGTCTAATACGTACATCACGTAAACGTGCAGCTTGTTGATCATAAGCACTCTCTGGCATTTCTTTTAATGTACGACCTAAACCGCTAGCGGCATTTCGGCCAGTACGAGACGCTTGAGTAACAGGTAAATTATTCGAGTCTAAAGCACGATACGGACGAAAACCACTCATTTTAATAAATAATGTTAAGCAGCTCCAGGAAGGAACCTGTGTCCCAAAAACTTCCTCCAATTTTCACCAGGTAAATAATCTGGCTTACGAAGTTTAAAAACAGTATCGCGGATTTCTTGAGTAGTCAAGTGACGCGCTCTTGCTTCATCCTCTTGTCTATTGCGTTCTTCAACGATTTCGTTGACTAAATCAAACAAACGCCTGTTCAACCAATACAATATATCTGGTGGGGTACCATCAAAAGTAGTAATCATAGGTAATCCTGCTCGTCTACGTTCATACATAAAATTGCCCATATGTTCATCAATTATACGGGTTAAATAACCGTAGCTACCCGTCATGGCATCTAACACAGGGTGAAACCATATAGTTTGAGATGCTTCTTCTTCACTTGGCCATCTATTATGATCAAGAATACGTACACCACGCCATGTATAATTAAAATACTCATTGTGCGGTGGGTGACTCATTTTTATGTGGGTTAACACGAGTATAAATACAACAAGCTACTTTGTTAAATATAAACTTAAACTTACACAAAAACTCACGTGCTATCTTCGGCATTAAATAATGATTTACGTGACAGTTGTAACAGTGCCTTGAGCATTCACCCAAAAAGGGTTAGCAACTGTTTTGCTGATGGCAAATTGATTTCCAATCTCCATAATTTCAACATAAGCTTGTGTAACAGTGGCAGCAGTGCCAGTTTGCCCTAAAGGAAACAATGAAACTGTATTCGCTGTGCTCCCAGTAACGGTTTTAACAGACCATCTCGAAATCATAACGACTTCTGTAGTCGTCGTAGTCTGGGAGAAGTAAGAAGGGACAGTGCCTGCGCCTTCGTCGCCAGCATAAAGATCCTTGAATTCTTCAACATTACCAGCCTTTGCAATGTTCCCACCGGAAGGAGCACTAAATGTGGTTCCCTCAATAATGAGCTTAACCTCGAAAACACCGCTCATTTGAGAAGGAAACGTAACTGTAACTCCTTTACCAACACTGGCTACTTTGGGAGCAAAAGTATTTGCTTGAGCAGACAACATGTCATTACCCATAATATTAGAAATAGTCTGACTGCCTCCATTGGACAAAAACCTTGCTGCCATTTGACCGTTGCCAAGCGCAGCAAATAGTTTAGGTTTTGACAACTTAACTTTGTAGTATACCCAAAGTTCACCAATTTGAACACTTTGATAAGTTGTAGGAATGTTCTGAATGGCTAATTGAAATTTGCCGCTGTCGTATAGCTTAATATCAGACTGATTAACAACAGCAGTTCGAACAAATTTACCAGCTCCAAGAGCTAATTTGTTAGGATCACATTCAACGCCATGAGCTAATGGTTCAGTTACACGGCCAGAAACGCCACCATGATATTGAATCATTTCTTCTTTGGTCGTGAACATAGGGGCATCCGATTTGTAATTAGTTGCCATTATAATAGTACCGGTATTTCCGGTAGAGGTAGACGTAGCTGCTGGGTCAATGGTACTATGAAACTCATAAACCATTTGAATAAGCTCATATTCGTCAAAGTTTTGAGCAAATTGAGCAAGAAAAGGAAAATTTTGCGATAATCCTGGATTCAACGCATATTCAGTATTGAAAAAAGCTCCGCTATCAGGACCAAAAATATCGCCAACATACTCTTTATGAGCGATAATCAAACTTTGCGTTTCATCATTCGGACTAGAAAATTCAACGGATGGTCGAGACATTGACGACTGGACCAAATTATTTGATGAATACAAACCTCTACCCATATATACACCAGAACCAGTGTATTCATCAAAAACACGTTGGGCAATTTTGTTGCGTTTGGCAAATTGCCCAACACTTCTTCGAATTCCGTACATGCCACGCCCGGTGAAACCAGTAGCACGTCTATTTGCTTTCTGATCTTCAGAAGCGCTCCTAAAAGAAGTGCCAAAATTAGATAATGAATAATCGCTGCCACGTTTTACTCGAGCAGCTCCAAAATCAGACCAAGGTCCAATTTTTGAAAATTTAATACT